TATTAATATTAAATAATGAATACTATACTATTGATATTATTAATACTTATTGTACTCATGACCATGTCCAGGACGGAAATGTTTACAGAACAATTTGGATTCTCTGGATACACTAAACCAACGAATTCCGTTTTATTGAAAGGTACTGATACAGATTTATCTGATTATGAAGAATCAGGTGAAGAAATTGAGGTATCTAATGATCTCATACAAGAAATGGTTCTCGCAACAAACAAAGAAGTTTCTAAAAAAACTGGTCTTTGTACGTATATTATTGAAACATTATCTGTAAAAAAATATATAAATAAGACGAGTAAACAGGAAATATATAGGTGTATGTTCATGTCGGTGAAACATAAGGGTTTTGCTGTAGGATTTTCAGTGACGTCTGATTTACGAATTATTGATGACCGTGCAACTGTACTAAATGTGAGAACACAACCTATCGATGTTAATCCACCATCGGATCCAAGTATTTACCAGAAATCAATAAAGGGTAAAGAATTTGAAGATTATACAGAAGTTAGACAGAGTGAAATTGACCTTGTTAAAAATGGTAAAATCATCGATAAAGTCATATCAGATCCACAAACCATGTATGGTAAAATTCAAATTTAAAAGTTCTCTATAAATTGTAATGATCAGTATTGATGAAATAACACGTATAGCTGAAAAGAGGAATAATTTGAAAAAGGAAACGTATACCAAAATTTACGAACAGATTTCAAAGAAGATACGCCAATCAGTAGATTTGGGCCATAAATATTTATTTTGTCAGATACCTTCTTTTGTAATGGGGTACCCTCATTTTAACAGAGCAAAAGCGCTACAGTATATAAAACGACAATTTGAAATAGGTGGATTTACAGTCCAGATTATAGGCGAATACGAACTATATATTTCATGGAAACCGAATAAAAAATCACGAAAAAATAAACAACACGAAGATCCAGAAGACACAGAGGATTTTCCCACACTCGTAAACCTTAAAAAGGCAGCAAATAAATACAGGGGGAATGCGTGAGACTTAAAGTTTAAATATGTAAATATACTACAAATATGAGCGACCCTTTAAATATACTCGTCGAGGCAAAACGTGAATACATAGGTCAATTATGTTTACTTATGTGTCCAGTTATGATCGAAACGTACGAAACCATGTATGAGGAAGCATACAAACTTACAAAAGGTAGAAAGGTACTCGTAATGTACCAAAAACTTTTAAAAGAAGTTCCAAATTGGAGTGATGCTATGTCTAAACAACACACTGATAATATATCAAATAGATGTGCGTGGTTTAACGATCTATTAGCTGCAGTTTTTGTAAGTTGTGTTAAAATTTTATCAGCAGTTCGATTGAATAAAGATAATAAGAAAATCTCATTGAAGCTTCCAACGAATGAAGTTTTCATTCAAACGTGTTATAACAACGCAGCCAAAGATTTATATAGAGACCCATATATTTATCACGAAACGCAAAACGAACACACGAGAAACGATAAATTATACGAGCGTTTTTGTATATGTATCGAAACATCCGTAAAAGAACTCATACCCGTACAACAGATTTTACAAACGTATATGTCTCAAACACATGAGGGACAGGATTTGGATCTCGATCAAGCTGAAGTTGGCGACTCTGAAGACCCCGATCTCATTGATGGGTATGAAGAGGAAACGTCAGAAGAACCATTTAATGCCGAACAATCTATGGAACCATCTATGGAACCATCTATGGAGCAATCTATGGAACCATCTATGGAGCAATCTATGGAACCATCTATGGAGCAATCTATGGAACCATCTATGGAACCAGAACAAACTTCGCCATTCGAAAACGAATTTCGAACTATTGATACGAAGCAACAACAGTCATATCAGCAACAACAACAGCCACATCAGCAACAACAACAACATCCAGAAGATGACGAAGGAGTTTTGTTTCCAGACGCATCCGAAACTCGTGCAAAAAAAGTTGGGTACTATTAAATGGAGTTTGAAGACTATTTAAGAGACCCAGCGTGGGCCGGAATAATCGCCGGTTTTATAACCGCAGGATACATACACTTTAAAGCAAAGATCAACAATGAAGGTAAGCTTCCAGTAAGTGCGTACACAAAACCAGCTGCACTTATAGCAATTTTAGTATTTTTTATTGTTACTAACGGATTAGGTAAGAAAGAGACCATATCAACGGAACCATTTTAATTTTATGACTTAAAGATAATATACGTATTTACAATATAATATGACTTCCGTGACCGCATTCAATGATATGATGGGTCAATTTCTTGTGGAATTACACAAGACATTTCCAGAAGAAAAAGGCTTGAAAAAATGTTTATCGGCTTTCGATTTAATGAAAGCTTCTAACCCACGTTTAGTTGTAGACGGGTTTATGCAGGGCGTTGCTCCGTATGCAGATAAGATTTCGTCTAAAGACGAATCATTTTTTATTGAAGAATCTAAAAATTTAGATTTCATGAAAGGTGTAAACCTCGAAAAACATTGGGGGACTGCTTCCGAGAACACAAAAGGTGCAATTTGGCAATATGTTCAGACGCTCTACATGCTCGGTACAACTATTAATTCTATCCCAGAAGACACACTTTCTATGATTGAGACAGTTGCAAAACAGTGTGCAGATAAAATGGGTGAAGATGGAAGTCAACTCGACGAAGCCGCATTGATGAAAACCATGCAGGGTATGTTAGGTGGTATGATGAAAAAATAAACTCACTATATATAAATGACATCTTGGTTTGAAGATCCAAAACAATTGGTTCGTGTAGATAAAGTTCATGAATTTTGGCCGTCAAAAACACAATCTTCAGCAGACCGTGTTAATGCATCAGCTCGATTTATTATTTATGCATCTTGTATAATTTATCTTATAAGACGCGATCCACGTATTTTCGTTTTAGGTGGAACCGCACTCGGTGTTCTTTATATAATGGAGAAATCAAACATGGTTAAGAATACAACCACTGTACCAGAACCCGAATATAACAATATAGGTAAAGAATGCTCTATGCCAACAAAAGACAATCCTATGGGAAATGTTCTCATGTCCGATTACGTAGATAGACCAGACAGACCACAATCATGTCATTACCCAACCGTAAAAACACCAGTAAACAATTTCCTTACAGGTGATATTAAATATGGACCAGCCCGTTCGCGTTCGTCGATGCCAGAATATCAAAGAAATGCATTATCAAGACAATTTGTAAGTATGCCAGATACATCTTTAGGTAATACACCATATTATGAATTTATACATGGTAAAAGGGGTGATACGTGTCGTCAAAATCCCATCATATGCAACCCAAATGCAAGAGGTGCACAACTTGAAGCGTTTGCAGGACTCTCACCTAATGGAGATGCGAGAATCACCGCAAGTAGACCATCTGCAACTTAAATTTTTACATTCAAAACATTAGTAGATACTCGATTTCCATAAACAAAATCTTTTGTAATAATAAATGGCGTATCAACTCCAACCAGGAATGAAAATGGTTCAAGATCACGCGGTTCCCACCGTTTGTGCGACCGAAGAAGTTTTTGTATATCCTCAGCCCAGTACCCTTAACTATACATCACATAGACCAAACACTATGTTATATGGTACAGCACCATACATGGCGGGTAAAGGTTCACCAGCACAGTATATAGAGACATCTGATAGACTTAGACCACAAAGTACGTCTCGTTTTAACAAAGTTTTAGCAAAAACATACGAAAGAAATTTTCATCCACTCCAAAACGTTGAGTGTAAAGTACCCCTCAGAACACAAACATACGAACCAATGAGTACCCGTGCCGAAACACAGAATGGTATGTTCCAGCAAAGATATCTCAATAAAAATCTCGCTAAGAAATAAGAATGGCTGATCCTATATCTATAATCGCTATAGCCGGTTTAGTTTATGCCGGTAGAAAATTGAGTCGTCCAGACGAAAAATACACAATAGAAGGTAATACTATAGAAGAAGCGGAAGTTGTATCGGACTTTTCCAACATGGAAATTGCTTCACAAACGGAATATTCGGGTCCAATATCACCACTTGTAGAACCAAATTATATATCTAAAAAAGAAATGAGTTCATTTGCTGAAATTGCACCACAACAACGTTCTTCGGGGGGTGAAATTTTATCCATGAGAAATCGCATGTATGACACAGGGCTAATGAATAACTTATCACCAGTTGAAAAACAACTTGTTGGTCCAGGTTTAGGTGTTGGTCCAGAAGTTCCTGCATTTGGAGGGAACCAACAATTGTTTCGTGTAAACCCCGAAAATGTCGGTGCATATCGTTTAACAACTTTACCTGGTAGGTCAGGTCCAGCGTTCGATGTAAAGGGTGGTCGTCGTGGTATTGTCGGGGAAGTTGCAAACAATAGACCAGAAAAGACCGCATTTTTACACGGTCGTCTACCTCCAGCACCAGGTAGAGCACAAGGTATGGGTGGACGAACTCCCCGACCAGAGCATGAACGTACAAAAAGAACAACGAATCGATCTGAAACGGGATTGAGAACAGATACATTAAATTATGCATCCGCGAAGAGAACTGTTTCTGCACTTACTCGGGCTCAGGAACCAACTCGTAACAAAATGGATGGTGCTATTGAACAATATCAATACAATAACCAACCCGCCCCAGGTATAAGTAATTTTATGGGTGGTTACTTAAATACTCCAGCTACCAAAATTGGTGAAAAGAGAACATTTGGTTCTGCATATACGGCCGAAGATCTCATGAAATATGGTTTTAGACCGGACGATAGGCGTGGTAAACCAAACAGAGCCGCTGGTCCAGGTCGCATGAATGTTCGTGCTAATGCACTTAACCAGGGTGGTATGGTCACGAGCGTTCGTTCGGATACAACCAGAATTGATGGTAGAGTAAATGCAGCGAGTGGTGGTTGGACACAACAATACAAAAATAATGATTATCATAAACTTAATGCTTATAAGGGTCACGAGAATCCATATGCATCCAGTACAAGTTTGGATACTGCGAGAAGACAACTTTCAAATAACCCATTAGTACATAGTCTTTCTTAATTTAAAATAAAAACGTGATATACACTCATTAAAATATTGTTCATATATTTTAATGAAGGTACATACTTTAGATATAGACAGTGGTGAACGAGATCCCATTCTATACTCAAATCCAAGTGATTATGTCGTCCATCTAAAAAATTCAATTTATGACGTGACTAAAATTTCACTTATATCAGCACGTATACATAATAGTCAATATCTTATACACGATAGAAATAAAACATTTGATGTTTTGACAAACGGGGGGAGTACCCAAACTGTAACCTTAGACGCTGGAAACTATAGTGGTGAAGAATTGGCTTCACACATTAATACGAAATGTACTATAATTACGGATGCAACTTTTGATAAAGATACGAATGCTATAACTTTTACGGGTTCAGGTGATTTTACATTTTTGTTTTATGGTGGTACAAATGGTTATGCGTCTTCTACGAGTGGTGGGTATACAACCCCTCATGATATTTTAGGTTTACCAGCTTCAAATGTATCATCATCAACGAATTCACTGGAAACTGGGAGTATTAACTTACAAGGTCCAGATGCAATTATTGTTAAAATGAGTAGTGGTTCTGATGAATTTAACAAAACTGTCTTTTCAGAAACACCTTTTTATACAGGCCGCATACTCTTATGTGGTGATGTGATTAACTTTTCGGGTGTTGACGATACGGTTGAACATAACTTTGATTCTGGGTCACAAAAAACGATATCAAGTTTACGTGTTCAGTTTTATTACAGTAGTAATAATCGATTAATACCATACGATTTTAGAAATGCTAATCATATACTTAAGCTTGCAGTCACGTGTTCGACTGATAAACTTGAGAATGTATCTAAAATAGAAGAAGACTATATTTCTCCTCTTCCATCACCTATGAGTATCCCCGAAATAGAGGATCCGCGTAAATGGGATGCTTTTATATCTATATTTATGGTAGTTGCAACCGGTTTATTTTTATTATTGGTTATGCGTAAGCCTAAACTTATCGAGTAACCGCGAAGATTGGTTGGGTTGGCTTTTGCACACGTGTAGAGACACGAGAGATACCGATGTAGACCAAGATGGACAAGAGAGTTGTGAACAAGGCCGTGAGCGTGTAGTTCATACCACCGTTCTTGTTGACCTTAACAACTTGGTTGACGATCCATCTAACCAAGTCCATCCACGAGAGGGCGGCGGCGAAGGAGAATCCAGCAACGACGGCGTTGAGGGATTGGG